TGATTCGTTTCATGTCAAGACTGTTATCCACATGGCTAATTAAATATCTGTGATTTGTGCGATTTGTGTGTGATTAGTGCAGATAGCAACAGATAGATATGACAAAGCACACCATAAACAATGGCCGAGTTAATCAACTATTCAGTTTGCAGACAAGCTAATGATTGGTTTCACTAAGCGTTTTGTGCTTTGATTATCTAATCTGTTGTCTAAGAACAACCAAGACTTACTGTCTGAGAATCACTAAGCTTGCTTAATCTTGATTCTGCAAGGTTTCTACCTAAGAAGAAAGACCAACATAATCTACCAGTTAATTCAACCCTATTCTTTAATGAGATTAAGCAAATCTAGTAGATTCTAGGCATTGAGAACTGGTCTATCTGCACCAAAGACATATCTTCTGGGTAGCGTCTAACCAGATTCATCAAAGAGATTCTACTAATCTATTCCACTTAGAATCCAGAGATTTCCATCAACTCCTGGCTACCCATCATTCTCAAAAAGTCTAGTGATAGTTAGCTTATTGATTATTCTGAGGAATATCTAACTGATATGTCCATCACACACAGAAATCGCTAATATTGTAATTCTTACTAGACCGTTTGGGAAGTGTTGCCAACACAACAGCTAATATACCATTGGAAAATGCCCGCCTCTTTACCCTTTTACACCTTTCTCTTAAAGAGGGCGCTCTACAAGAGCGCAGAGAAAGGCGGTAGAGGACATTTTCACGAACAGTTTCACTAAGCATTTGCAACGACTAGAACTCCTTGTCGTTTTAAAGACCAAGTTAAACTTCTATTTCTCTATACCATGGCTAAAAACACCAACACTACCCAGCACTAAACGAGGACAAGCCGACTTTTCAACCAGAATAGTAGATGTCCGTGAAGTTATCTTTGATACATATATTTTAGTAGATAACTTCCGCACCAATTACATCTACGATTCTGCTTTCCCTTATTCCATTACTATAGAGCGTAATGGCGGTGAAAAGGACCATTAGTTTATGTGGTCTTTCGTTTGCCTCATTTAGTTGGGGTAGTGTAAGGGTTTTATACCCATAATATAGACAAATAGGAGATTAACTATGTCTTTAAAACAACAAGAAGCTCTAGTCGAGCAAATACTAAGTAAAACTGTTCATGAAAATGACCGCTACCGAAAAGGGAAAGAGGCTGGGATTTACCTTAATGGTAAATTAGCTGGGCAACACTACCCAAACGGACCAGCAAGAAGTTACATATTAGCAGAGATTTCTGCGTGTGACGCACATATCAGAAGATATACCAAAGGTCAGACTAACCAACAAGCTAACTATCACAGACTTTTAGTTGAGAATGATTGGCTAGACCAAGAGG